AGCCCTCGTTATCTGACATATTGTTAATACCGTTTAACCATCTTTCGTATGCGTTTCTAATTAAGAAGTCCGTATCATTTAAAATAGTAGTTGACCATGTAGCAAATGTTCTATCACCTGCAACATATAACTCTCTTCCTCTAAATGGAATTGCAACTTCTCCTAGGGTCATACCTGGTAAACTTGTAGATGTACATAAGAAAGACATTGTTTCAGTCTCTCCACCTACACCTGCAAAACCAGGAAAAGGCATTGTTACTCTAAATTGATTGGCACGAGCACCACCGCCTCTTAATTTACTTTTAAAGTCATTAATACTTGGCATGTGTTTATCCTCCTACCACTTCTTCAAATGCAACACCTGTTCTTGTCGCAACGAATTGTAGTTGTATAAAGTTAATTGATCTAGCTGGTTTAACAAAGATGTCTGCTCTAAACTCATTTCTATCAACAACGATATCAGGTTGGTTATTAGTTTCATCACAAACTACTAAAAAGTCTGTGATACCTCTTCTACCTTGTACATCTCTTAGGAAAGGTTCTACTAAGTTTCTAAATTGTGCTCTAGTAAATTCGTCATTGAATTCAAATAGTTGAAATTTAGAAGCAGTTGATATTGCCTTTTCTAATACGATAAAAAGTCTTCTAACGTTTATTCTGTCAAAAGCACTTGGAGTAGATAATCCTGTTTTATCACCAAACAAGACTGTGCCTTGTCCTGGGAATGTACATACTGGATTTACTCTAGCTCTGTATAGAGTGTCTCTTTGTGTCTTAATAGGATTATAAGCAAGTTTTACTGCACCTCTAACAACACCTCTGCTGAAACCTGCTGGTGAGAACCAACTGTCTGCAACAAGGTCTGTTCTAGCTGCTAATCCTGCCATATCACCATTTAATGGTACAAATCTAAACAAATCATTGTACTTGTCATATGTGTATTTGTAACCACTATCAAAAAAGATATATGATGATGATCTAATACTATCAAAGAAACCTTTAACATTATTTGTTTGTGTATTACTATCTGCTACATTTACAACATCCGCTCTTTCTGGACTTGCAAATACAACAGCATCTTTTCTGTTTTCTGCAATTGTGATAAGGTTATCAATGTGAGTTGCATCACCTTTACCAGCAATTATTAAGTTTACATCTACTGTATCAGCGTCACTAAACTTTTCGTATGCGTCTTTTAATTGACCAGTAGTAACAGCAGAACCATCAGAACCACTTGCTAATGATCTGTCAAAAGGTAATGATAATGCTGTAAATGTTGTACCTGCAGCTGTATTACCCCAATTTGATCCTGTTGCAACGTGATCCATCCAATAGATGAAACGTGATTTATTGTAAATTACATCACGGTAAAAGTTTGTATCACCTTGTGGTGTTTTTGCGTCAGAAGCTTTTGATACTGATTCAAAAATTTCTAATACTTCACCAGCAGTACCTGTAATACCACCATCTTCGTCAATGACTACAACGTGTAGTTCGTCATTTACTCCTGATCTTGCAGAAGCATATGCCGATGTGCCTGGTGCACCACTAACTAGATCGTAATATCTCCATCTTCTTCTTACAGCAGAACCATCTGCCACAGCAGTATGTAATCCGCCTGTACCTGAAGGGTGTCTTACGAAAGTTAAAGTGTTTGTTGAAACATCTGTAACTCTATACTCATGTCCTCCAGTTTCACCAAAGTTGACAATATCGCCAACAGAAAAGTCAGTGCCTGAAGTTAAAACGATTGTTGTATCTCCAACAGCCGTTGATGAGTCGTTTGTTGTTGTTTTTGAGGTCATCTCATATGCCGATGCACTCGGACATACAGAAACCTTTAAGTTATTACCATGTGCACCTGCTGTTCTAGCAGCCCACTCGCCAACGTTTGCAGAACCATCTATAAAAGGTCCAGTTGATCCGTCGCCGTTTTGGTAATGATCTGTGCTTTTAATTTGTATAGCAGTACCAGAAACTACTGCATTTACACTTCCAGAGTTTGAAGCTCGAACAACTTTTAAACTAGATGAGTATTGCAAGAAACTTGCAGCACTAAAAAAATATTCAAAAGTATTAGAGTCGGGTTTACCAAATGTTTCTACCAATTCTTTTTCTGAACTAATAGATGTTACTTCATCTATTGGTCCTTTTGAGAATTGTCCTGCAACAGCCCCAATTGACGTGGCTACTGCTGGTATAACATTTGTTAAGTCTTTCTCTTGTACGAGAACACCTGGTGAAACTTGAAATGCCATATGTTTGTTCTCCTTATTAGCTAATAATAGGTATCATTAATCTCCGC